GGGTACCCGCTGTGCAAACTGACCGACATCGGCAACGTCAAGCGCTCCAAGACCGACCCAGACGCGCCCGCGTTGACCTGGACTGTGCTACCCGATCCCTTCCACGTTGACCTCGACCCCAGCAACCCGACATCTAGCGAACTGGTGCAAGTGCTCTACTCGTTCTGGATGGGCGGGGACGCGTGGGCGGCGCTGGCAGGCCCGTAACCACCACCTGACAACCTGCGGGGCGCGCTCGACTACCTTTCGGCTCACGCGCCCCGCGGGTCTTCACCTGAGCCGAAAGGTGCCGAAAGGAAATCTGTTATGTTCCAACCAAACCAGGGGCGCCGCGCCCGCGAACAAGCCGAATCCTACGAAAGCGTATTCGGGCCAACCCCACTAGAGCTCGAGGACGGCACCACCATCGACATCCCACCGCACCCCAATCTGAACATGCTCGACGACGCCCAACAGGAGGCGTACGAGGAGCTGATGTTTGAGATTGAGAGCTTTGACCGCGAACCCGACATCTACATCCCCGAGCAGAAGCTCGACAACGGGGTGATACTGCCTGTCGAAACCAGGCGCGGGGCCTTGCTCACCCCGTTCCGCAAGGACGGGGAACTCGTGCGGCCACCGCACAGCGTTCGCGTGGTGCAAGCCGCGCTAGGCCCAGAGCTCTACGCCCAACTACGCGCGGGCGGCAAGTGTGCTGCCGACGTGTGGCGCACCTGGAACGCGCAGGGGCTGCGCATCGCCGACCGGGCCGAAATGGATCCCAAAAGTAATGGAGGCGCACGCGGTCTGGTTGCTCTTCCCAGGTGAGATAGCGTCGGACCTATCTCAGTTTCATCACCGCCGGATCGCCGAATGGCACCAGGGCAGCATGGGCTCCTACGAGCTGCTGGAGCTCTGCGAATACATGCCTGACCGGGGCGCCCTCAAGCCGGCGATCCGGCGCCAAAACCCTCTGCACCCATGGCTTCTCGACCCCTCAGAGGTCGAGGCCGCCGTGCTGCAAGCCGCCAACGAACTGTCCATCTTGCGAGCCGCCCAAGCACCGCAAGCCACGTCAGAGGAAATCGGGTCCAAGTTGTTCATCCAACCCTCCAGGCTCCGAGACCTGGTAGCCGAACGCATCGAAACCGATGAGCTCCGCGAGGACGTCATGGCCATGGCCGACCGCACCCTCACCGATGACGAGGGCTACGAGGATTACTGATGGCCATCCACATCGATGTGTTGGCACGGCTCGACGAATCCGCCGCGGAGGAAGTGTCCCGCCAGCTGGAACGCCACATGGACCAGGCCGGCGAGCGGGCCGGCACGGCGCTCACCAACGCCATCGGCCGCGCGGTCAAGGCAGGCAGGATCAGCGAGGACGTCGGCCAGGAGCTGGAGCGGATCACCGATAGGGCCGAAAAGGCAGGCAAGGCCATTGGGGCAGCGCTCATCGCCGGAATAGCTGCTGCCGCAGTCGGATTGACGGAGATAGGCGAGAAATTCGAGGCCATCAACCGCGGGCTGATGACCACCACCACGGCCGCAGGCGCCCAACTGGCAGCGCTCAACGACCAAGCTAAGCAGCTCGCCGGCTCCATGGACATCTCCATGGACAAGATCGGCACCACCATGGGTCAAATCAGTTCGCAGCTAGGCGCAACCGGAGCACAACTCAAAGAACTCACCGAGACCGTAGGCGAACTGGGCGACAGGTTTAAAGGCACCAACACCGACGCGCTCATCGGCGGCCTGGTCCAGATGCACGTCCCAGCCAGCCAAGCCAACGAAGTCCTTGCGTCACTGACGCACAGCGCCCGCGAGTTCGGCGGCGTCATGCCGCAGATCGCGCAAGGACTGTCACAGTACGGCGCCTACTTCACCGACCTCGGCCTTAACGCCGAGCAGGCCGGGCACATGATCGGCGAGCTCGCCAAAGCCCACATCCCCCTCCAGACGGCCATGGGTGGCCTACAGGCCGCCCAGAAAGCCAACCTTGAGGTTGCCAAGAACACCGGCCAACCCGTCATGGACTTCGCCGCGTTCGTGGACCGCGCCGCACGCACCATGGAGGAAGCCAACCGCACCGGCAACACCGCGCTGCGCGACCAGATCGCGCTACTAGTGTTCGGGCAGCGCAAATGGATCGACGCCAAAGTAGCCGCCGACGAATACTTGCAGACGCTGCGCGCAGGCCCCGACGCGTACAAGGGCAACGTCGATGAGATGAACAAATTCTTTGAGGCCACCCGTAACCTGCACAACGAGTTCACGCGGCTCAAGAACCAGATCGCGGTTGCGCTCGAACCTGTTGCGCACGAATGGGTTGACACCCTGGTCAACAAACTCAAAGAGTTCGGCGAGTGGGCAAAAGCCCATCAGGAAGACCTTAGAAACCTGTTCCACGGTGCAGCCGAAATCGCTGGCATCGTCGTCACCATCCTCGAGCGCATCACCGAAATACTTGGCGAACACCCCGCGCTCATCGAAGCCGTCGCCGCCGCATTTATTGCGTGGGAAGCCATCTCAGGCATTGCCGCGGTGATACGTGACCTGACCGCCATTATCACTCTGCTACGGGCAATCCCAGCGATAGCAGCAGCGGCGGGCGAAGGCATGGCGGCAGGTCTGGCGTCAGCAAGTCTTGCCATTGCAGGCATCGTCTCAACCCTGCTGATTGCCAAGCAAACCATGGACGCCTTGAGTGGCGGCGCTGCCGGCAACCAAGCCAACCAAACCCCCCAAGACAAACGCAGCTTCTGGGACACCGTACAAACCTGGATGACGGGTGACGTGCCGCGGGATGCACAGGGACGCCCCAAGTATGGGCCTGGCTCGGCGGGCCAAACAGCAGGCACAAGCGGCGTCCCACAATACGCCGTCATCAACGGCAAAAGCGTGCCACTTAACGCGCAAGGTCAACCAATGTTGCCGCCCGCAGATTGGGGAGCACCGCCCGTCGGTGGCACAGGGGGCGCCTTCGGCCCAGGAGGCCCGCTGGGGCCGAGATCCCAAGCGCCAGGCACAGAACCAGGCGCGCCAGGGGCGCCAGCAGCGCCAGGAGCTGCCCAACCCGAAGGCGCCCCCGGCCCTGGCGGCATGGTATGGGATGGCAGCGGCGGCCTGCTGACCCCCGAAATGTTCGAGTCCCAAAAGAAAGGCCGCAAAGGCCCGCGGCTACCGCAAGCACCAGAAGTCCCCTACCCGGCAGGCTACGGTGGGCCGCCCGAAGTCGGCGAAACCGAGAAACACTACACCGCCCGCATGGCGCTGATGGAGAAGCAACATCAGATCGCCGAGGACCAAGCCCGCCTCAACCAGCTGGAAGCCACCAATACCGCTACGGCAGAAGACATCCAGAAACAAAAGAACAAGCTAGCCAAGGATCAAGTCGAGCTCTACCAAGCCGAAGCCCGGGCCAACGAATCAGGGCGCGAATCCATACGTAAAGGCAGCGACAGTATCCGGCAACTGCTCGGCGAGGTTCAAGAGGGCGGCGGGGGTATGGGCGGCCTGGCCGGCCTCGTCCAAAACCTCACCAAGACACTGCTTAACGTCCTCGTCCTCCCGCTACGCGCGGCGTTCATGGACATCGAGAAAGCGCTAGGCGGCACCCACGGCGCAGGCGGCCTCATCGGAATCGGTGGACTGCTCGGCGGCCTCGGGGGCGACATCGGCGGCGGCGGCCGCGGTGGTGGCGGCGGTGCTGGCGGCATGACATGGACAGGCGCAGGGTGGGCACCCGGCGCCGGTGGCGGCGGCGGTGGTGGCGGCGGTGTCAGCGGCCTGCCGACGTTGACCTACCCGGGCGCCGTCAACACGCCCGGCGACCTGCACGTGGCAGGCCAAAGAGTAAGCGCCCTATACGCTTTCGCAAACTCGCTGCAAGGCACCCCCTACAGCACAGCGCTACGCAACGACTGCTCAGGCATGGTGTCCCAACTAGCCAACGTAGCGCTCGGCCTACCGCCCGCCGTCAGCTTCGACACCACCAGCGAAGGCCCGTGGCTCGCCCAACACGGGTTCATGCCAGGCATCGGCCCACCAGGCTCCTTCCAGGTCGGCTGGAACCCCGCACCAGGCATGTCGGGCCACACCGCAGCCACACTCCCCGGCGGCGTCCACGCCGAACAAGGCGGAACCCACAACGTGTTCGTGCTTGGCCCCGGCGCCGCCGGCGGAGAGAGCCCTCAGTTCCCGTTACATGCTTATCTGCCGATGATGGCCGCACCCGGCGGCACCGGCCCCGGATACCCCACACCTAACCTTGCCGAATCAGCAATCCGCGCCGGCGTTGTCCCCCAATACCCGGGAATCACGTTGCCGCACATGCAATCCGGCGGCGAAGTCAGTGGAGTTCCTATCATGGCCCATTCGGGCGAACACATGCTGACCGCTGATGACGTCAGGGCAGCAGGCGGGCACGACGCGATCTATGCGTGGCGCAACAGCTTACACAGCTACCAATGGGGCGGCGAAATACCGCAAGCACCACCACCCCCGCCGCTACCACCACCACCCCCACCGCCGCCAGCACCCACACCGCCTGGACACCCCGCGCCACCGGGGCCACGCGGACCCGCAGACATATTGTCAGCGATAGCGGGCGCGCCAGTACCCCAACAGGGCGGACCCAATGCGCCGCCCTCATTGCAGGACATGCTCACCGGGCAGCGGCCACCATCAGCTAAGCCGCCAGAAGACATACTTTCGGCGATAGCGGGTCAGCCAGTGCCCGGGCCGCCCGGACCGGCACCCACCCCGCCAGCACCCCCAGGCGGCCCCGTGCCAGGCCAAGAACCTATCGGCGGCGGAGAACCCATGGCACTCCCCGGGCCAGGCATCGGAATTGGTGGCGGCATACTAGGCGCAGCCGAGAGCGCGGCTGCCAGCGCGGCCGGCGCGGCCGGCATGGCCGGCGGCCCAGGCGGCGGCGCAGCAGGCGCAGCAGCAGCAGCAGCCATCCAAATCGGCATGCAGGAAATGAACCGGGCCATCGGGTTCGCGGGGCAAGCAGCAGGCATCGGGGTACAGGGCCTGATGGAAACCTTCCTGCCCGCAGGCGTATCAAAGCTGGCGTCGGACAACTGGATCACCCGCATCGCAGCAGGCGTCTCCGGCGCCAAACCACAACTACCCAACGTTGCCGGCGAAGGCGCCAAAGAGGAAGAACTCTCCAAAGGGCTTACACCAGAACAACTTGCCGCCCTACCACCAGGGCAGCAACCGGGCGGCCAAGCGGCAGGCCCCGGCGGCAACCAACCCGCCGCCCCACTAGTCCACATCGACAACTTCCACTCCGCGCACAGCATCAACGAAACCGCGGCCGCGCTCAGCCAACACATCCAAGCCGCCAACAGCCCCAGCCCCATCACAGGTTCCCGCTAATGCCCCCCCTCCTGCGCTACCCGCCCGGCCCACTAACACCGGCCGGCCGCGCAGGCCTGCTGTCCGGGCGCCAACCCATGATGTCCTACCTCAGCCCGGACGGCACCGTAGTCTTCAACCTCGTTGGCCCACTAGCCATCTTCGACCGCACCATGCCCGAACGCATCTCCATAGTCAGCCTCAAAGGGCTCATCCCACCATGGGAGAATATTGAGCAGAAGGGGGCCACCCAAGACGGCGCCACCTACGTCACCAGCCTGTATGACCCCATGCTGGTCGAAATGGAAATCATCGCCCAAGGCCGCAACCCGAGCTACTTCCGTGACGTCATGCGCGCGTGGGTAGACAGCTGGGACGCGAAGGACCCGGGCAAGCTGTCATGGACTACCCGCGAACTTGGTACCTGGTGGGCCAACGTGCAGTTTGACAAACCACCCCTCGACCCCATCTTGGGCGGCCTGTGGTACCGCCAGAAATTCCGTTGGTACGCAAAGGCATACGACGCGTTCTGGCGCACCTACGACTCGACAGCCGCCTTCGGCGTCCACTACGCCACCACGGCCACAGACAACTTCTCGACCTCCTACCCCACCAGCCTGGGGCCCGACTGGGCCATCAACTACCTGGGTACCGCTGGCGGCTACATCTATTCGACGGGGCAAGCCGTAGCTTCGGCCCTCAACGCAGGCACCACCGCCGTCGCCCGCTTTGCCACCCAAACCGCGGGTGACATACAGACAATCATGGCCACCATCGGGGCGTTGCCCACCGACGGCACACACTACGGCGCCATCGATCTATGGGCGCGCATGAACAACACCGGCACACCGGGCACCGACGGCATCCGGCTCCGCATCGCGCCAGGCGGCAGCACCATCTTCACCCTGTCCTCGTTTGTCGGCGGGGTCGAAACCGTGCTGCGCCAAGCAACATCAGTGCTACCGATACAGCCCAACGACCAAATCATGTTGACCGCAGGCGCAATCACAGACACCCTGCGCAGCTACACCGTGCAAATAGGCTCGGCCATCGACTACTTCAACGCCAACATCATCCCCACAGTGCGGAACGCTGTGCTGCCGCTAATGACAGTCATCGAATCAGCCACCGCCCCAATCCTATCCGCGCTAGGCACCGCATACCAGAGCACGGGAATAGGGGCAGTAGTTGACGCGGCAGGCCAGCTGCCAGCCCAGATTCTCAACTTCGCCATCGGCCCGCCAGCCACACCCACCACCACCGGATCGGGCTACCTGGAGCGCGCGAACGTAGGCGACCAACCAATGTGGGACCGCTTTACCTTGATCGGGCCGGGCACATTCTGGCTAGGCAACGGGCCAAACGCCACGGATTACGTCAGCATGGGGCCGCTACTCGAGAACCAAATCGTGCAAGTCCGCTGCGACCCCCGTAAACGCGGGGTGGTAGACCTGACCAGCACCCCCGCCAGCCCCCAGCAGCAAGCCGGATGGACCAAAGCGTGGAA